CATTGTCCAGGAGATTACTACCTTTGCCGACGCCATGCGTGGCGGAGTCTCATCTACTAGCGGTGGAAGCAGCGCTGTACCTCAAGGCTCCAGCGCAGCTACTCCTCGCTTCTCTGCACCTTCTTCTGCCTCTGGTATCGGCAGCGGAATCACTAACTTCCTGGCTTCTATCCCAGCAGTTATGGGTGCAGCGCTTGGAAGTCCAGCTTCTATCGCCTCATACCAGCTTGGTACATCTCGCTCAGCGTTCTTTGCTAATCAATCTTACGGAGCTAACGCTGCCAGCCAGATGCAGATGTCTCTTAGCGGAACAGCTAATAGCTCTACTGATGCCTTAGCAGCTCAGGCAGCCCTGCAATCAGCAGGTATCTTTAATATTCAGCAGTTTGGTAAAGGCGTATCCTCCCTTTCAAACTATGCTCCAGGACTAGGCCTTGCTGGAACAGCTATGGCTACAGCTTCCTTGAACTCAGCTCAGACTGTAAACAAACTTAACATGCTTGGTATTAGCGAGCGAGGTTCTAACGGACTTGCTCTCGACCCAAACACAATCATCAATGAGTTCGTAGACATGATCTTCGCTAAGACTCCTCAGCTACAGCAGGGATCAGCCGCAGCCTACTCATACTTGATGGGCGCCTTGGAATCAGGCAATCAGCTTAACATTATGTTAAGTACGTACTTTACAGACCCTAATCTTATCAACCTTGTTATTACTAAGTTGTTTGCTAAGGCTAAGGGTCTTCCAGACAACGCAACTAAGTCTCAGTTAACAGCAGCTGGCATTACCACTAAGACCACAAACTTAATGAGTAACTACAACGCTGCTCAACTTAACCTTACTCAAGCCACTACTAACGGAATCCTTCAGGGATCTGACGCGGCGCTCTCACAATTAACTAGTGCTACAAATGATTTTGCTGGTGCAGCCAAGAACCTTAATGGTCTTCTAAAAGCATACGGATACGGCGAGACAATGCTTGGTGGCTTTAATGGAGCTGTCACGTTACTAGCTACCTCTATTGCAGGAAATCTACTTGGGCCTCTTCTTTCACTCCTTAGCGGAGGCAAAGGCGGCCTTGGTGGACTTCTTTCTACAGGAAAAGGCCTTCTAGGTGTAGCAGCTAGCGCACTTGCTGGATACGGCGTTGGAGATGTTGTTGCACAGGGCGGTAAAGCACTAGGTAACGCACTAGGTACTTCATCTACAGTTACAAGAGCAGGTTCAGCAGCTGCTGCTGCAGGAGCGGGAGCCTTAGCTGGTGCCGCTATTCCAATTCTTGGTGAGACAGGTATTAGCGAAGTAATCGGAGCTATTGCTGGCGGTATTAGCGGATGGCTTCACTCTAAGCCAGCAACTACTACAGGCGCTGGATCTGGAAGTGGTCGTGGAGCTACAGTATCTCCTTCTAATACCATGGGTGGAGGAAGTACTGCACCTGTATCTGCACTTCTTACTACAGCCGCATCTCAAATTGGAGTTCCATACTCTTGGGGTGGCGGTGGCGTAAACGGACCAAGTTCTGGTTTTGCTCAAGGCGCTGGAACCGTAGGCTTTGACTGCTCTAGCTTTGTCCAGTATGTATTTTCTAAGCAAGGTGTTTCACTTCCTAGAACAACTTATGCTCAGGTTAACTGCGGAACTGCAGTTCCTCCGTTGCAGGCTCAGCCAGGAGACCTTCTTTTCTTTGGTAGCGCAACCGCACCAGACCACGTTGCTATCTACCTAGGTGGAGGCCGCATTATTCAAGCCCCTCATACTGGTGGTGTAGTAAGTATTGCTGGTGTAGACCTAAGTACCGTATCTGCTTGTCGCCGAGTTCTAAACGGCTCAGGCAACGGTGTTCAAATGTCTACCCTGTTTAACTCTCAAGTTATGTCGTCTATTGGCATGGGCAGCTCACCTATGCCTAATACTGTTGGCGGCTTTAGTGCTGCTGGTGGAATGGGCGGTGCTCTATCGGCTCTCTCAGGAACTGCTACAGCTGCACCTTCAACAGTTGCTGGGTATAGCAGTGCAGTTTCTTCTGGGTCAGGAGTTGCCACAACATCAGGTAGCGGCATCACTATTAACGTAACAGTACCAGCCTCTACAAGCCCTAATGCTATAGCGCAGACTACCAAGGCTGTAGCAACCGCTGTACAGCAGGGCATAGCAAGAGCTAACGCAAGGAGCAACTAATGGCATCTCGTAACTCATCTGTAAAAACTAATGCTCAGTGGGTCGCCTACGCGTCGTCCTACATCAACGACAGCACCAACACACTATCTATCAGAAGTAAGCTATCAACTTTGCAAACCGCCTATACAATCAACATGGCTAATGCTCAAGCCTCTCTTGACAACCAAAACGGCGTTTTCAATGGAACTCTTCCTGAGGACGTTATTGGTGGCAGAAACTATAACTTCAGTGCTATTCAAAAAGCTATTGAGGACAGCTCTGTTGTTATCAATAACGTTGAGTTCTCTAACAGCCTTGCATACGGAGACCAATCTAACCTGCAAGCTTACTTAAATTATAAGTATTCAGCTGATATCGGGGCGTACGCTAACAGCCACGGCGAGTGGGTCCTCAACCTACACGATGCTGTGGACTTCTATACTAAAGAGCCTTTGCTTAGCGAAATGAACAGTTATGTTCCTAGACTTACTGGAGCCAATCAAACAGCTGCGCTAAACTTTATTGCCGATCTACCCCAACTAACTAAAACAGTTGTGGACAAGATGGCCAAGGTTACTGCCAGCATTAAAACGATTACTGCCTCGCTAGATATTGAAAAAGGTAGCATTACTACTAGCTACGTTAATCAAGTTAAAGCCTTAATCGGTGGAGGAAAGCCCCAAAGCCCTACAGTTGTTGGTTCAGGTGGGGCTAACGGCGGTACTGGCGGCGGAGGTAAGCCAGCAAAGACTAACCTCAATGGGTCTGATCCAAGCTCTACTGACACGCCTCCATCTAAGTATCCTCCTACAGCTGAGTTCAATCTTCCTCCACATCAATGGAGTCTTCCACTAAGCGCTAAGACCATGGAGCCTGCTTTATCTTCAGCAGCATCCCAGTCTGGTGACGTGAACCGCAGAGGTCGTTTTTGGTTCTATGCAGACAGCGCTACTCAATACACGGCTAAAGCCAATGCCGCAAGAGACTACGGATTCCAATTCATTTGGAACCCTACAGACTACTCAGTAAGCGTAGCTTTGAACCCAGACGTCACTCCTTCATCATCTATGTACTGGGGAACAGCCCTTCCTGTGTTCCCAAGCGGTGAAAATCTATCTGTATCGATCATCTTGGACCGTACAAATGACTTTGCTTGCTTTGGCCCATACGCCAGCACAATTGGAGCAGCAACTATCGTCGGACAAGCTACTGCCGCGAACCCTGCAAACCAGGACCTACTAAATGCCCTTACAAATCTAGAGCAAGCTCTTACAGACACCGCCAGCAACGTGACTGCAGCACAATTTACTCCGTACTACGCAAACGCGGGAACCAACGTAGAAACTCAAATTGCTGATCTTATGCGCCGAGGAACTCTGGCTGACCTTGAGTACCTATACAAGTGCATTAACGGTGATGGCTGGGTGCGGTTAGATCAGGCAACCTCAGATATCGGATTCTTGGCTATGACACTAGTAGAGATCGAGCTGGGGCCTATGCGCTACCTTGGGTATCTAAATAACCTAAATATTAGTCATCAAAAGTTTACGGAAGAGATGATTCCGCTTACAAGCCAGGTAGACCTGCAGTTTGTACTTATGGCATCTGCTTCTGTTGCACAGTCTTCCTCACTTTCTAGAACTGGAACAGGAGCGGCGGTGGCTACATCATGAGTATTGATATTAACTCTCGTTACTACTACTCAACTATTGATTACATCCAACTTGTGGAGGACAGCGATAACAAAGCTATTGTCTTTTATGAGTTCGACACCATCGGAACGATCACCTATACAAAGCATATATACGTAGAAGGCGAACGCTTAGACTCAATCGCCTACAAGTACTGGGGACGATCAAACCTCTGGTGGGTAATCCCTGAGTACAACCCATCTATAACCGACTTTACTAATATCGCACCTGGAACAGAATTGATCATCCCTACAAATGTTTAATTTCATAGACATTGAGTTTCCTAATTCAGGGCTGCCTTTAGTTCTTTCCTACAGAACTACCTTCCATCAAGCTAGATATGAGCATGAAGAAGTAACCATGTACATAAAGAACTGGGGCGTTCAGTATGCCCGAATTCAAAACGGAACCCCTATTCAAGCTACCTTTAAGTCCCCTACTGGGTCTAGGACCTTTCAAGGGTACGTCCACAGCGTAACTCCAGACCTATCTCCAGGAAAAAACTTCGCTCAGGTAGTCGCTTACGGCGCGTCGTACGTTATGAAGCAAGCCTCTCAAAAGATCTGGACTAACGTAACTGCGGATACCGTGGTGGCTGAAATTGCTAAGAAGTATGGTTTTTCTTATAACGCTATGCCGCACCCACGTGTCTACGACCACTTAATTCAAGCGGGAGAGTCTGATTGGGCTTTTCTAGTAAAGCTAGCAAAACAATGCGGTTACTCTCTAAGAGCTGAGAACACAGCACTTTACTTTAACGAAATTACAAATGACTACAAGCAGAACTTTCAAAGCGCTAAATATGCCATTATGCGTGAAGCTAACAGCTCTCTTGGTAGCAGCATGTTTAAGTTTACTCCAGAGGTATCTGAAGCAAATGACATTGATGCTGGAGTCATGAAGGCTGCTACAGCTGTAGGCGGAGTCAACCTAGATACAGCTACTGCAATAGTCACCACTAATCAAAGCAGACCTACGACCACAAAGACCGTCTCTAAGTCTGAAATGTTCGACAGATTCTCTCCTACTGTTGTGATATCTAATGGAAACGTAGCTTCTTCTGAGGCTAAAGCCGCAGATGAGCGAGCTAGATACCCATATCGTGGAAGCGTTCAACTGCTGGGCGATGCCACACTAAAGCCAGATCTTCCAATTTACTTAGACGGCCTAGGCACTGAGTACTCTGGGTACTGGACAATTCTAAGCGCTGACCACATATTTGAAGAACACATGTATACAACTGAACTGCATGTGGGTTCTGATTCTTTAGGCAAAGCTTCTCCTGGATTTACAGGTAGCCCAGACCTAATACCTTCAACGGTACCAAAAAGGCAGATTACGCCAAATGTTGCTCAGACAAATAAGAAGGTAACTTCAAGCTTATCTCAAAACTCTCGTGCTGTTAACGGGGCAACCAAATCGACTAGCCTTGTTGCCACTAACAACAGAAAGCAGCCTAAGGTAGGAAGAACCGATTCTTCTAGCTCCGCTAAGTGGTCTGGGCCAGTAACTAATTTACTAAGTGCGCCTAAGAAAACTAACTTATCATCAGCAGCTGTAGCTAAGTTAAGGAGTACAGGTGTCCGATAAATATTATGGTTTGTACAGAGCTATCTGTACCGATAACAACGATCCCGCAGGAACGAACAAAATCCGCGTCCAAATACCTTCAATAGTAGGCACAACCGATGACAGTGGTGACTTGTTTCAGACTGGGTGGATACCTGGATGTTTACCTGCTGTTGATAACGGAACGCATCTTAACCACACAGATGAGTATACAACTACATCGACTTCGATTGGGCCTTACGGTTCACACACTCACAACGTAACCCTGAACGCAGAGCACTCTTCGCATTTAACGGTACCTAACGTAGGGCAGCCTGTGTGGATCATGTTTGAGCAAGGCGACGTTAACTTTCCAGTATGGATGGGAGTATACCTATGACCGAGAGAGCTATAGCTTTCCCGTTTTCAATTGACTCAACTGGGTCGATCTTGACAACCACAAATGAGGAGAAGATCTGGCAAGACAGAGTTGCCTTTGTCCTGCTTACCAATGAAGGCGAAAGAGTTATGCGCCCTACATTTGGCTCCCAGATAAACGCCCTTATCTTTGAGAACAACTTCTCTAGCACTACTGCCGCCGAACGTGTGGTGGCTGGTGCGTTCTCACGCTGGCTACCCACGCTAAAACTGAACAACGTAGTCGCTCTTCCAGACACAGTTAGCGGAGGATTGGTAGTCCAAATTACTTATACTTTACCTAGCGGCCAGCCAGGTACGGTCACCACCTATACCAACACAGCAAACATTAACCGCTACGGCGATATCGTAACGAACTAAGTAGGAGACCAAATGGCAACCAGCAGTAACTATGTCCCACAGGTGGATTACACCTCCCGTGACTATGCGGCTATCAGCGCTGATCTTCAGAACCTGATTCCTAACTTCCTGCCCGACTGGACCAACCGTGACCCAGCTGACTTTGGTATTACCCTGATTGAGCTATTCGCTTATATGGGTGACCTCATGTCCTACTACATTGACCGCTCTGCTAACGAGGCATTCTTAACCACAGCCAGCCAGCGTCAAAGCGTTCTTCAGATCGCCAATTTGCTCAATTACACCCCTAGTGGCTTGATTGACGCGACAACCACCTTAGAGTTTACAAACTCTACAACCTCAGCTATCACAGTACCAGCGGGTACTCAGGTAGCTACAACTGCCGTAGTAAACGGCACTAACCCACAGGTTATCTTTGAAACCCAGCTCGATGTCGTAGTGCCAGCAACCAGCACAACTGCTGTTGGAACAGCGTCTTCTACATCAGTGGTAACTTTGTCTGCGGCTAACACCAACATCTCTGTAGGAATGACAGTAGCTGGAACAGGCGTCGACTCTGGCACCATAG